ACTTGCTTGTGTCAACGTCAAGAAAACCAGTTTCATCAACCTGCGGTACGAAGTCGCCAAAGATATCTTGTGTCTCTTCTCTTGGAATTGCAGGTTCAGCAATAACACGCTGTATCAATGGCTGCCAACCTGGCGCATAACCTTCTGTACTCCAACCAACATCTATTACCTCAACAAACTTCTTGATTGGTTCTAGAGTTGGTGAAAATTGTGTCTCGCTTGGTACCTCAAAGATGTCGCCAATAATAACTGGACGACCCAAAGCAGCAACTGTCGAGTTAAAGTGTACCTGAAAGTAAAATGTTTGCGTTGGAAGACCAGCTCCCCAACGATTGAATTCTGTCTGTACGTCAATCAAGTCGTACGATGCTTTAAGGGAAATACTCTGACTTGCATAATCACGATTCCGAGCTTCAATAAACCCAAAGTCGTCTTGTAAGTTTTCAAGAGTTGTTTCATGGAGACTAATCAACTGGAGATTTACAACAATCCAAAAATCACTAGCACCACCATTGAACACGATTGGTCGAAGTCTCCAACGACGAGATGGTGCTGAGGTATTGAATGCAATTTCGTGTGCAAACTCATCATCTGGTAAGTCAATTATATCGACACCAAACCAAGTAACACCATCATCAGAACGCTCAACTCTTACTTTAGTTGCTCTGTTCTTTGCTAGGGGTCCTTGTTGTATTATGATTCTAGAAATGTGTTGTCGGATAAACGTATCGATACCATACCGCATGTTTGTCTTATCAATTTCATGCTCACCAAAATCATAACCAATAAATGCTGACTGAATTACTCCAGCGCCTGTTTGTTCTGAACGCCATTCACTAGGGCAAGTACTACCTACCAGGGTAAATCCACCACTAACAGGAAACGTAGTTTGGTCACCACCAGAGATTGCTTCACCCATACCAGTTAAGTCAACCAATTGTCCTTGCTCGTGTATGCCTAGTAATTTGAACACACGAATCTCAGCACCTCCAATATTGAGGTTTTCGTTTACCACACTGTCGATGAAACATGCATCAATCAGGTTGTTTAACTGAAAGTCTTTACATGTCAAATCATCGGGAGTTGGTGGACAGCTTTTTGGTGGGTCAAATTTATCAACCATTTATTCGCCTCTTCGCCTCTTTTGAGCTATCTCTAACCGACGAAATCTTTTTTCTATTGCGTCGTACATATCAGTGGAAAAGGCGTTAATATAATTGTCAAAGTGCATTCTAGCTTCTTCCGGCTTGTCGAGAAGATCATGTCCAAGGTCATCTAACATGTTCTTAAAAACGAATTCAGCAACTTCTTCCGCTTTCGTTTCCCATTCAGGATCTTCGGGTGGAAAATTTTTTCGTTCTTGTTCATTAAGCTTAATACCAGCTAGTTCAAGCAATCGTTTCTTATCCATTAGCAGGCTTCCGCTTATCCTTAGATCTGTTTTTGTTCCACAGCTTTCGCTTTTTCATGTACTTGCGTCGGCTGATCATTCGTTCAACTCTTTTCATTATTGGGTGTAGTTCACATAGTTTCATTTGCTTATCCTATCAAGAACTGAGCAGCCATACCAATCTCTTCAACACTATCGACAACATAGTCGTCAATCTGTTGTATGCAGTCGGCATATCCAGCTTCTGCCATTGCTGATAGTTCTCCAGCGTTCAATGATACACCACCACCTGCTCCAGGTAGAGATGCGTACTTACCTCGAATTTCAGCAAGCGTCATACGAGCCTCAGACATTGCCCATTTTTCAATCCAAGTCTTAGCAAACCTATCCTTGATCAACTGTTGCTCTGTTCGTTCAATAACAGCATCAACCAAAATTCTTTCGTTTTGCTGGAACGTTTGTAACATAGAAAGTGTTCTTGTATCTTCATTCCATATGAACTCAATCTCTGTTGCAAATAAGTGTGACAGATCTTCAATATATTGGTTAACCAAGTAATAGCTTACCAAATCAAATGTGCCCATGTGAAACAAATGTTGTAGCAATACCTGACCGTAGATACCTTGTCCTTCAGCCGTGCCCAAGAACGAAGATATAACACGACTAAGATTCATAACGCTAACGATCTTGTTGAATCCAACCGTTTTGTTTGTTAGTCTGTAATGCTGCACTCCAGGAACTATATCAAGGAAGAAATATGCACGCTTATAAGCTATTGAACTTCTTTTTCGCAGTTCTTCAATAGCACCATTAATTGCTTGATCAAATTGGTATTTTGTCAATTCAACCGCAACAACAGGCCACCCAAGCTGTGCACGAATACTATCAATTAGCTCTCTGCGTTCATCCGGTGTTCCGTCTGTACCAACTCCAATCTCTTCGTAACTTGGCTCGCCTGAAAGACCGTCTTCACCTAGACGCGATAACCGTAAGCGACGAGAGCTGCTAGCAATATTAACACTCGTACCAGCAACATTGCCGCTCGATATACCAAAGCTAGGACCGAGGATAATAGCAGGTGGATTTAGTGAACTAAACAGATTAATGTCCTGAAGGAATATTAACGACATACTTCCAACCGATGCACTTGTAAATTTCATATTACCGTTATCATCGAGCTCCACTGTTGCTCGTGCTCCTCCAGGAACCCAAGCTAACCCATCCCAAATGAACAACAAGATAAGTGTTGTGTCATAGTACAGATCGTCAAGTGCGGGTGTGAACGGCAATGTTGAAAATGGTAATGAAGGACCAAATGCTGCACCATTCCATAAGAATAATGTAGTTGTAGTTCCATCGAGCCAATATGTACCAGCTGCCAATGGATCTGTTGCTAGTTTAATTGGTGTAAACGCCGTCCAAGCCGTTCCACCACCGCTTCGTACAAACCACAAGTCAACAGTTGGATCGTTAGGATCGACTTGATGCCAGTAGTCACCATCAGCCGGCATTGTTGGATCAGTTGGGAAGTTAATAAAGCTAACATTATTGAACTGAGACCCATCCCAGATCTTCAATAGACTATCGTCTGTGTTAAACCAAGCGGCTCCTACTTCAAGTGTAGGTATAGCTGAAGGATCATCAGATGAAATTACAAACGGTTCTGTTAGCACCCAACTCAAACTTGCAGTGTTCCAAATGGACAACTCATCTGTGGTTGTATTCCACCACAAGTCACCACCCATTGGGGCTGTTGGATCATCAGGAAATAGAATGACATCTACTTCGACAAAGTCTGTTCCATCAAACTGTGATAGTATTTCTGTACCTGGATTAAGCCAATATGAACCAGTCGCTGGAAGTGATGGCTCTGTTGTATTAATGATCAGTGCCAAAATTTCAACCCACGAAGAACCGTTCCACTGAAACAATGCTTGGTTAGTTTCATCAAACCATAATACATCTACAGCTGGGTTCTGTGGATCTGTTGGGAAAGCAATTACTCGTGTTACTACTTTAAAACACTCATCCGTATCATCCCATACATTCATCGTATCATCCGTCTCATTGAACCAGTAGAATGGACAATTCAGCTCTGGTGCAAGTGAAGGATTAGTTGTCTGAACAAACGTTTCCGGTGTTGGTATCCATATAGTACCAGACCACGAGAATGCTGACATGTTACCATCAAACCAATAGAACGGACATGGAAGATCTGTTGGATCCTCTTTAGATTCAATTATGTTTGTTTGTGGAACGAAACCACCACTAAACTTATTCAAGACATCGTTTGTAGTATCAAACCAAAACTCACCTCCTGCTATTGGAAAAGCAGGTGGCAATGGAGCTGTTGTATCAACAACAAGTGGTAATGGAACGTGCGTGCTTCCATTCCATTGAAATAATTCGTTCGGTCTCTGAAGTATCAAGAAACAATTCATTAAGATTTGGGATACTTGCACTTTCTGTTGGGTCGTCAAACCGTTCTATTTTACTTCGGATGTCATCAACAAGTTCACCATATGTCTGCGCATTCGCTGCATCAATTGTCACAGTGTTTAAGCCACCAACAAACTGCCCCGCTATACTTCCACCTATACCAATTGTACCTGCTGCAGGGAGCTCAATAATCTGTCCGTCGATTCCTATTTGGAACTCATATACACCAGGATCTAATCCTGTTAAGTCTGTAGATGCAGCACCTTGTTTTTCATCATTGAATACATCTTGATTTTGGTTGATCAGTTCAATAATTTGAAACCCACTAGTGCTTTCTTTATCAGCTTGACCATATGGAAGTGAATAAGCATGAACACCTTCGGAATGATACTGCAATACATTATCAACAGCGTGGCCAGAAAAGAAGAATGATATGTCAGGATCTAAGTCCGTAACATCAACAAATGTCGACAACTTATCATCATAGAACGCACCAACAACCAGGGCATCACCTAGTGTACTTCCTGTGTGTAGGTCAGAATCTACTGTAGGGTCAGCAGTAAACGCTGATCCGTCTTCAGGGATTTGATTAGGGTTGAATGCCTTGGTATCAACAGTAATAATGATGCCGTTGTACGCTTGCTCATCCGCTGTACATCCACCAAATGGTGGTGGAATATTCCAAGAAACACGTCCAGTTGTATCACTAGTCCTCGTAAAAAGGAGTGATACCTCCTGTCCTTCATTGGAAATTTGATCAGGTGTATCATTAAAGTTTTCGAATGTACCAGCCATAGTTATACTCCATAGAATTATGGAGTATTTATGGGTGTGCTAGGTAAATAACGGTATGAGACTTTCTGAATTGCATGATCCGGATCGAGCATGGCGAAAAGCTGCCTATGAAGTCAGTGTAATATTAAGATCCGTCGAAAGCTCTGATCCAGAGACGAATAAACAAATTGTGCAGCTTATCAAACAGGCGGCTAAAGATTTTGGCTGGACGGTGGCTCGGTGGAATATAACTGAGAGTTCAGTTAACTTTATATTCTATGTATCAGAAGAG